GCCTCATATCAGGTTGTCTCACAACGTCACGAAAACGGCGCTGCTTACTCTGCAGCGCACTTGCCGTTTGTCTCACGAAGCATCATCGCAGCTATATGCAGCGCGACATTTCTGGGGGCATATTCGGGGCACCGGATTTTTGCGTTGGGGGCATCGCGTGCTGACGGACAAGGCTTGCCGTCAGGCGAAAGGTGCCGAGAAGCCCTACAAACTCGCGGACGCCAAAGGGCTCTACTTGTACATAACGGTCAACGGCTACAGAAGCTGGCGCTGGAAGTATCGGATCGCGGGCAAGGAGAAGCGGCTGACGTTCGGCTCGTACCCGGACGTTTCGCTCGCGGAGGCGCGCGAGCTGCGCGAGGATGCGGCACGATTGCTACGCAGTGGCCAGGATCCGTCGATACACAAGCGACAGCAATCCGCGGCGCATGCAGCTCGGCACGGTGCGACCTTCCAGATGCTGGCCGAGGACTGGATGGCGAGCCAGCAGTCCGTCTGGTCGGCGAAGCATGCGACGAACGTCAGGCGCAGCCTAGAGAAGGACGTCTTTCCGCGCATCGGCACGCTCCCGATCGACACAATTACCACGCCGATCGTGCTGGCCACGTTGCGTCCCATCGAGAAGCGCGGCGCAATCGAGACGGCGCATCGCACGAGGCAGCGGGTCTCCGAGGTATTTGGCTGGGCGATCGGCAGCGGCGTCGCGGTGGCCGACCCGGCGGCGGTTACCAAGCGCGGATTGAGCAGGATCAGACGTGGCAAGTTTCCGGCCGTGCGCACGGTGGAGGCTGCGCAAGCTCTGTTGCGAAAGGTGGAGATCGAGCCGGCGCACCCGCTGACGAAACTAGCTTCGAGGTTCCTTGCGCTGACGGCAGTGCGATCGGGCGCGGTGCGCCTGGCCGAGGCGAGCGAGTTCGAGGATCTGGACGGTGTGGCACCGATCTGGCGCATCCCCGCCGCCAAAATGAAGCTGGTGACGGAGCAGAAGGCAGATGTTGCCTTCGAGTTCATTGTGCCGCTGGCGCCGCAAACGGTGGAGATCGTGAGGATAGCGATGGAGCTGTCAGGCACTGCTCCCCTTCTCTTCCGCAGCGTACGAAGCGCACGTCGACCGATCAGCGACAGCACGATCAGCAAGCTGTATCGAGCCGCCGGCTTCTCGGGCGTGCATGTGCCGCATGGATGGCGGTCGACCTTCTCCACCGTCATGAACGAGCTGGCCGGCGAGGAGAACCGTGCGGGCGACCGCGAGGTTATCGACCTGATGCTAGCTCACGTTCAGAAGGGCGTGGAACCGCTCTACAATCGCGCGAGCTATATGCCCCGTCGTCGTCAGATCGCGTGCGAGTGGGCGGACATGCTCTCGGACGGGCTGGCGGATCCCCGCACACTGATCGAAGGGCCGCGCAGAGCCTGACACACGCAGAAGCGGTCGCATGAAGATGCGTTCGTTCGGCGAGCTGGTCGGTAGCTTCGCGACCAAGGCGCACCGCACCGGACAGAAGGTCCACCGCAACAGCCGCAAGGCTGGCACGTGCGAGGGGCAGCTATGGTCTCCGTTCAACAAGGCCGAGCGCATGGCTCGCATGCGTGCGGCCGAGCAGTACGACCGCGAGAACAAGCAGCCGGGCAAGCGCAACGGCCCGATCGGGCATATCGGCCTCGACATTTTGCGCGAGATGATGCGCATCGTCGACTTCAAGACTGGTCGGCTCGAACCTTCGATCGAGTACCTGGCGGATCGGCTGCGCCGGTCGAAGAGCGCGATCCACGACGCGCTGGTGCGTCTGCGTGAGGCGGGCTTTCTCAACTGGGAACGCAGATTCGAGCCGCTGGAGAACCCCGACCCGTTCGGTCCCCAGGTGCGCCAGATCTCCAACGCCTACGCCCTGACCTTGCCGAAGATGGCAGCGGACATGGTGCGCCGCCTGCTCGGCCGCGCGCCTGTGCCGGCCGACGAGGTCACGCGCCGCCAGGAAGAGGAAGAGCGTACCGCCACCATGCTGGCAAGCCTCACCTCCGAAGAGCTGGCACGCTTCCGCGCCGGCGACACTCCGCTCGGCGACATGCTCGCCAAGCTCGGCCGCGCACTCGACGGTAACGCAAATCGCCCGAGCGGAATGAACCCGGCTCTGCGAGGTTAAGTATAAGAGGAACGCCTTCGGCGTGCGCAGCTTGCTGCTCCACCTAGCTCGATCTGGTGCTAACCAGACCAACGACAGCGATCACAGCCGATGTCGGACGGACCCGCTTGCGCGGGACCGGGGTTCCCTAGGAGGGAGTGGCACAAACCGTGCCATGAATGCGCCAGCGGCGCGCTTTGTGAGCCGCTTTTCCGGCGCAGAAAATGAGTTCAGACGCTTGACTTGTTCGACGTCAGATCGAGAGTGATCCGAAATACCGGAGCGAAATAGTGACTGATTCTACCGACTGGTTCGACGATTACGCCGAGGAAAACGTCGACGGTCAGATCGATGAATACGATGTCACAGCAACGCCGAATGATTTCAACGTTTTAACTTTGTATAGCTTTATCGAAGCCGGAGCCGTCAGAATACCGGGCTTCCAGCGTAATTACGTGTGGGACAAAGTCAGAGCTTCTCGGCTGATCGAGTCTCTAATACTTGGAATTCCAGTTCCGCAGCTCTTTCTCTACGAACAAGCGAGAAATCGGTTTCAGGTGATTGATGGACAGCAGCGACTTATGTCGGTGTACTATTACTTGAAACGAAGATTTCCGCGAATTGACAAGCGAGGTGAGCTGCGCGCGATTTTTGATGAGAACGGCGGCATCCCCGACCGGATCATACATAACGATGAATACTTTGAGGATTTTAATTTAAAGTTGTCTGGAGCACTGCCTAATCAACAAAGCAAATTCCACGGCCTGAATTATCATACTCTGGACGATTACAAGACTCAGCTTGACCTACGCCCCATTCGTAACATCATTGTAAAACAGAATACACCTGTCGGGGATGACACTGCGATCTATGAGGTATTCAATCGCCTTAATACCGGCGGAGTAAACCTTCGTCCGCAGGAGATACGTACAAGTATGTACCATTCTCCTTTCTATGACACGTTGTACAAGTTGAACATTCATCCCCTATGGCGTGAACTTCTTCAGTCGAGCAAGCCGGACCTGCATATGAAGGATATAGAGATCCTTCTTCGGGGCTTTGCCATGCTACTACGTAACAAAGCTTACGCACCTTCGATGGTTCGTTTTCTTAATCAATACTCCAAGATGGCAGAGTCTCAGACTTCGATACAAAATTCTTATCTTGCTGACCTGTTTGAGGGCTTTCTCAAAGCAACAGAGAAGCTGCCCCGTGACATCTTTGTGAACATCAAGAATGGTCGTTTCAATATAGCTCTTTACGAAGCTGTTTTCACCGCTTTGCTTGAGAAGGCGGTTGCAGAAAAGCGGCAGCCCAAGGGCAAAGCGAGCATGAAGGAAATCAAGGAGCTGTCGACAAACTCCAAGTTCAATGCGGCAGCATTGGAGGGGACCACCCGAACATCTAACGTAACGACCCGACTTGATACGGCTCGATCAATTCTAACGAGCTTGTAAACCGATGGCAGACCCGGTCGAGGACCTCTACGCTAATATGCAAGAGGTTTCGCGCATTCTTCGTGCCGCTGGCGAGATATCACTCGCCTCGTCCGTCGACGATCTGCATCGGAAATCACTTCTTTTGTCGGCAGCCAGTTACTTCGAGGTTAAACTCAGTAACGATGTACAGAGTTATAGCGATCATTACGCGGGCAATGGAGCGCCTCTTTCCAGCGTTGTACGAGTGAAAGCGATATCTCGACAGTACCATACTTGGTTTGATTGGGACCGGTCCAACGCCAACAAATTTTACTCCATGTTTGGCGATGAATTCAAAAAAAGCATGGAGGCCAAGTTTAAACGGGACGCAGATTATGCTGCCACCGTAACTGCGTTTCTGTCGATTGGAGTCGATCGAAACCGCCTTGTCCATCAGAACTTCGGAAGCTTTTCGCTGGAAGCGAGTCCTGATGAGATCATGGCAAGGTACCGACTGGCAAAGGAATTTGTCGACGCGTTTACCAACGACCTGCACAGTTTCACCGTGGCTTACCTAGCTGAACTCAGGGAACGCGAAACGCAAGGAGAGCCCTCTGAAGCCTGATAGCTGCACCGTACTGCACCCGGCGAGGCGCGGCCGAATTTGGCGACTCAGGCAGGTTTCAGGCCGATGGCCTTCTCTCATGAGGCTGCACCCTTTCAGACATATAAAGCTCGGGGGCGAGGCGGGGGGAATAGCGCGTTTCGTAGGGGTGCAAGTCGGCCGGTCGACCAGGCCGGGGGGCACCTGCCGCCCCGCCCTGATCGACGCGACCACGCGCGTGGCTAAGCCGCGCGGTCGCCCGCGATCAGCCGGTTGCTGATGATCAGCTCGCCGACCTTCTTCGCGGCGCCGGCGCCAACCGTGTAAGTCACCGGTACCTCGACCATGTCAAAGCGGCCGAACACCTCGCGCGCGCCCGGCGTGTCGTTGATCGAAAGGACGAACGCCCCCTTGATGCCGGCGAGCTGGTCGGCGAGCGCGGCGAAGTCGGCGCGGCCGAACACGTCCTGGCCGTAGTCAGTCTCGCAACCCCAGTAGGGCGGGTCGAGATAGAACAGCGCGCCGTCGCGATCGTAGCGCCGGATGAAGTCGGCATAGCCGAGCTGCTCGATCACCACGCCCTGCAGGCGTTCGTGGATCTCGGCGAGCATCGGTTCGAGCTTGCCAACGTTAAACCGGGCACCCTGCCCCTTCGACACGCCGAAGGTACGCCCCTCCACCTGACCGCCGAACGCCAGGCGCTGCAGGTAGAGAAACCGCGCCGCGCGCTGCAGGTCGGTGAGCCGATCGCCGGGGATCGCGCGCAGCCGCTCGAACTCGGCCCGGCTCGCCACCCGCCAGCGCAGCATGTCGATGAAGTAGGGATAGTGCTCCTGCAGCACGCGAAAGAACGTGGCGATGTCGCCTGACACGTCGTTGATCGCCTCGGCCGCGGGGCGGGTCGGCCGGCGCAGGAAGATGCCACCCATGCCGACGAAGGGCTCGGCGTAGCTCGTGTGCGGTATTTGGCCGAGCAGCGCGATGACGCGGCGCGCCAAGTTGCGCTTGCCGCCGATGTACCCTGCCGCAGGTGCGACGGGGAGAACAGAAATAGAACATGACATGTAGGAAAATCTCGCATCTATGATCCCGCCCGAGTCGAATCGGGTGCGGGACGGCCGACTGGCCGATCGTGTCGTGGCGAGATCATCCCTCGTCGGTTCAGCCGGGCGGCAACCCGGCTTCCCCCGCCCGGTCACCTGACCGGACGCAGAAACTAGTCGAGCGCGGGGCGCTCGCGGTATCGGATCGCCTCGACGCCCAGCCGGTCGTTCAGCTCGAGCAGCGCCGTCTTGATCGGCTCGATCTCCAGCTCGAGAAACATCGCGGTCGCATCCTTCGGACTGCCGAACGCCGACCCTTGCGCCGGCACGATCCCGAGCAGCTGGGGCGGCACGCGATGCGCGGCGAGCACGTCGGCTTGCGTCGCCGACTTGATGCCGAGGAACTCGTCTTTCGCGCCAACCTCGGCGATCGGTATCACCTTGATGCCAGCCTCCTTGCCGCCGGGCGCGTGCACGAACAGGTTGCGGAAATTGCCCGGCCCCTTCGAGTTTTTCAGCGCCAGCCGCATTGCGTCGGTGTCGCCGTTCTGGAAATCGCCGGTGGCGTAGAGGATGTATCCGGCATGGCTGCCGTTCAGGTAATAGCGGCGCCGGAACAGCGTGGCGGCTTCGTTCAGCAACGCCGATTGCAGCGCCGACAGATAGCCGGGCACACCGTACACCTCCTGGTTAATGTCTGGCTGCATGATCTGGATCACGCTGTCGGCCGCGAACTCGGTCGAGCCGAGCGCCCCCTGGACGAAGAAGAACGTGCCTGGCTTGACGCCGCGCCGGCCGTACTTCGCCGGCACGTGGCTGACGCGCAGCGGCTCACCAAAAACATTGTCATGGCGCTGGAACATTGCATCGCCGAAGATCAGGTAATCCTGCACCGCCTTCATGAAGTCGATGCGCGACAGGTAGCGCGTCGGCTCGAGTGATGCCGCGACCAGGTTGCGCTTGAACTCGATCGCGCTGCTGTGGTGCGCCGAGGCGCGAAATGCCCGCGCCAACCCCTCGCGCGAGACTGGCGGCTCGTACCAGCGATCATTGGCGTAGCATTCCGCCATGTCGAGGATCTGGCGACGGTCGAGCACCGGCTCCGGGTCGCCGAACGAGAACGCTTCGACCGGTCCCGGCTTCGCCTGGTGCTCGACCGCGCCGATCGCCGCCTCGTGCGCCTCGCTTCGCGCCAGTGCGCGCACCCGGCTTCGCTTCGCCATGTCAGAAGATCTCCATCGTCGCGGTCGGGCGTTCCTTGCCGTCCAGCGGTTCGTTCAACAGGATGTGCATGATCGACCAGGCGAGGTCGGCGTGACCGTCCTCGCCACCGCGGCCGGCCTTGAAAGTCAGGCTGCGCCCGCTCGGCGTGATCGTCTTCTTGATCGAGACGAACGACGAGATGACGTCGAGCCAACCGCTGTCGAACGCCAGGCGCCCGCGGCTGACGACGTTCTGCGCCTTCATCACCATGAGTTGCTTCTGCTCGATCGAATATTCGATCTTCGTCACGCCGCGCACACCGCTCTTTGCGAGCAGCTGGTAGACGCCGGCGCCGACCCCGGTCGCGTCGACGCCGAGGTAGGTGCAATTGTAGCGCGACAGGATCGTTTCAACGAAGGTTGCCTGCTGCTCGAAATCCATGCCGCGCAAGGGATGACGCTCGAGCAGGCGGAACACGCCGCCTGGCGCGCTCGGCGGTGCCGCGATCGTCAGCGACGCATTGTCGCCGGTCTCGCTGTTCTGCGGATCATACCCTGCCCACACCGCGCGCTCACCGTATGGCCGCGCCGCGTCGGGGTCGAAGTCGGGCCATGCCTCCAGCGTGTCGACGCCGCATTTAACCAGCTCGTTGAAGCGGAACGCTGACTGGCTGTCGTCCACGAAGTCGCACATGAACAGGTTCGCGAACTCGTCGGGCGCGTATTCGTCCTCCAGCTCGGCGATGTCGAACAGATCGCAGCCGGCTTCTTCCGCATCGCGGATGTTGACGATGTGGCGCCAGATCCTGTCGGGACCGACCGCGCCGCCCGCCAACGCTGCATGGCTCACGTCCAGTTCGACGCGGTCTGCCTTGCTGCGACGCCGATTGCGCCGCTCGCCGGTCCAGTACGGATAGGCCGGATGCAACACCGTCGATGGTGTGGAGAAGTAGGTTTTCCGCCACTTCTTGTGCGTCGCCATGCCCGAGGCGACCTTGTTCAGCTCCTCGAAGCTGTGGACCCAAAAGAACTCATCGAAGTAGAAATTGCCGTGCCGACCCTGCGCGGTGCGGAAGTTCGTGCCGAGGAAGTGCAGCTCGGCCGCGGGTTCGTCCGCCGGGCGCAGCTCCGACGTGATCAGCATCGGATCGCCGGTCAGCGTCACGTCGACCAGCTTGGCGAAGCCGACGATGTAGGAGCGGAACTGGTGCGCCTGCGCCTTGCTGGCGCTTAGGAAGATCTGGTTACGCCCGGTGTCGATCGCGTCGATCAGCGCCTCGAACGCAAAATAGTAGGTCGCGCCGATCTGGCGCGATTTCAGGATCATGCGCGTGCGTTGCGACAGCGCGGCGAACCACGCTTCCTGGTAGCCGTAGAGCTGATCGAGGAAGATCTCGCGCAGGCGTTCGGCCTGCACGGTCGTGAAGTGATTCTTCTTCGCCTTCGGCTTGCGTTCGCCCGCGTTGCGGTTGGCGACCTTGTCGTTCAGGTCACCCGAATGCCCGCCCGGCGCCTCGTAGCGGCGCACCTTGGCCAGGCTCTCGACTTGGCGGCGTAGCGCGTCAAGTTCGGTGTAATCAGCGCCGGTCTTCTTGTCCTTGCAGATCAGCACCATCAGGCGCGTCTCGAGGCAGTCCTCGAGCTTGCGGATCGACGGCGCGTCATCCCAGCGGTCGCGCCGGCCCCAGCTCTTCACGGTGTCGCGGTTGAGCTGAAGCTCGTCGGCGATCTGGCCATAGCTCCAGCCGCGCCAGTAGAGACTGCGCGCCGCATGGCGGCGGTCCTCGGGGGCGAGCGTCAGGGGATCGGCGAGGATCGACATCGGCCGGAGCCTAGCCACGCCTCCGCACGCCCTGCCCTAGCCCGCTCTTGTAGAAAGCAATTCAACAAGAGGGTGCGCTTGAGAAGCCGCGCCCTTCGGTCCCTGTTCGCGGCGCTGACGCGGTCGCTCGCCGCGTGTCTTTACCGGACCCGAGGACCAGACCGACAATGGCCAAGACCCGCTTCTTCCGCATCGCCGTCGAGGGCGGCACCACCGACGGGCGCGTGATCGAGCGCGACTGGATCGACCAGATGGCGACCGGCTACAACCCCGCCACCTACACCGCGTCGATCAACTGCGAGCACATCCGCGGCTACAGCCCGGAACCGCCGTTCAACTCCTACGGCACCGTGGCGGCGTTGAAGGCCGACGACGTCGATCTCGTGATCGACGGCAAGACGGTGAAGCGCCGCGCGCTGTTCGCGCAGCTCGACCCCAACGATCAGCTGCTGACGCTCAACCGCGCCAAGCAGAAGCTGTTCACCTCGTGTGAGATCGCGCCGAACTTCGGCGGGACCAGCAAGGCCGGCCTGGTCGGCCTCGCGGTCACCGACAACCCCGCCAGCCTCGGCACCGAAATGCTCGCCTTCGCGGCTGGCGCCGGCGACGCGAACCCGCTCGCGTTGCGCAAGCAGGACAAGGCCAACTTCTTTACCGCGGCGACCGAGGCCGAGATCGTGCTGGAAGGCGACGGCAGTGACCCGACCGGTCTGCTCGCCTCGATCAAGGGCATGTTCGACGGGTTCACCGCCAAGTTCGCGAAGCCCGACGATGCGCCGGTGCAGCAGCCGACCACCCCGCCCACGGGCGGGAGCGGCGCTAAGGAGCCGGCGAACGACAACGGCCTGACCGAGTTCGCGCGCTCGATCGGCGAGACCGTCAACAACGCCATCGCGACCTACGCGAAGGCGAACGACACCAAGGTCGAGAAGATCGGCGCCGACCTCGCCGCGCTCACGACGCGCCTGTCGAGCACGGAAACGCCGAACACGCCGCGTCAGCTCGCCACCGGCGGTGCTGACGGCCTCAAGACCGACTGCTGATCGGCACCGCCCGCCCCCCTCCTCGCACCATCGGAACACACCATGCGCAACAAGACCCGCATCGCCTACGCCAGCTTCGTCGGCGTCATCGCACAGCTCTCCAACGTCCCGTCCGCGGCAGAGAAGTTCACCGTCGACCCTTCCGTCGCGCAGAAGATCGAAGAACGGACCCAGCAGTCCAGCGAGTTCCTGACCAAGATCAACTTCGTCACGGTTGCGCAGCAGGAAGGGCAGAAGGTCGGCGTCGGCATCACGTCCTCGATTGCCGGGCGCACCGACACGTCGAAGGGCGAACGCCAGCCGATCGACCCGACCGGCCTGACCGCGACCAGCTACCGCTGCGAGCAGACCAACTTCGACACCGCGATCTCCTACGCGAAGCTCGACGCCTGGGCGCACCGGCCGGAGTTTCAGACCATCGTGCGCGACGCAATCGTCAAGCGGCAGGGTCTCGATCGCATGATCATCGGCTGGAACGGCACGCACGTGGCGAAGGACACCGACCGCGAGGCATTCCCGCTGCTGCAGGACGTAAACAAGGGCTGGATCCAGCACACGCGCGAGGACGCGAAGGCGCGGATCGTGTCGGACGGCGAGCATTCGGGGGACCCGGCGCAGGCCGGGCACAAGCCCGCCATCTTCGTGTCGGCGACCGGCACCGCCGATTACGTCAACCTCGACGCGCTGGTGTTCGACGCGCTGCAGCTGCTCGATGAGCAGCACCGCTCGCGCACCGACCTCGTCGTCATGGTCAGCGACGAGCTGGTCCACGCGAAGAAGTTCGCGCTGATCAACACCGCCGGCGACAAGGCAACCGAGCAGCTCGCGCGCGACGTGTTGCTGCTGCAGGATAAGATCGGCGGCAAGCTCGCCGCGGTGGTGCCGTCGTTCCCGAAGGGCACGATCGTGATCACCACCTACGACAACCTGTCGATCTACAACCAGGACGAGACGCGTCGCCGCGCGATCATCGACAATCCGAAGCGCGACCAGGTCGAGAACTTCGAGAGCGTCAACGAGGCCTATGTGGTCGAGGATTACGGCCTGATCGCAATCTACGAGAACATCAAGATGGAGGCGGCGCCCGAGGAGGCGCCCGCCGGCGCGTAAGCGCCGCTCCCCGACGTAGCCCGCCCCCACAGGACACGCCATGAGCCTCGCTCTCAAGCACCGGGATCGCACTCTCGCACTGCAATCGGCGTCTGCTCCTGCGTCCGGGGGCGGGCTCACCCCCTCGCCTGCGCGTCGCGCGTCGATCGATCCAGTCGCCGGGCAGATCAAGCTGCGGCTGCGCCACGACGCGCAGCGGCTAAAGCAGATCAAGGCGACCAGCGCCAAGATCCTCGCCAAGCGCGACATGCTGCCGGAATACCGCGCCTGGTGCGACGGCCTGCTCGAGGCCGGCCGCATGACGGTCGGCAACCAGCTCGGCGCGACCGACGCCGACGACGTGCTGCCGACGATCATGGTGTGGTCGATCGATGTCGGCGATTGGGCGCGGGCGCTCGAGCTGGCCGAGCACGTGCTCCGCTTCCACATCGAGCTGCCGATCCGGTTCAAGCGCGACGCGGCAACGCTGCTGGTCGAGGAGTTCGCGGAAGCCGCGATGCGCGACCAAGCACTCGACAAGCGCTTCCCGCTCGACCTGCTCTACCGGGTGGAGGAGCTGACCGCCGGCATCGACATGCACGACGAGGTGCAGGCCAAGCTGCAAAAGGCGATCGGCGTCGAGCTGGTCCACGTCGCCGGCGACGCCGAAGCCGATCTGGCGCGTCCGACCATCACCAACGCCATCACGCGGCTCGAGCGCGCGCAGTCGCTGCATGACCGCTCGGGCGTAAAGACGCACATTCGTGGATTGCGCAAGGCGCTCGCTGCCCTGCCCGCATCCGACCAGGACAATGCCGGCACGCTCGGCTGACCAGCTCGCCCCCGGCGCTCGGGGACGGATCGCGCGAGGCGGGAGACCTTCGGGTCGCAGGGCCGCTCTTCGACCCGGTCCCCACCCCCGTGAAACTCGAAGGACCGCACCATGATCGCCACACTTGCTACGCTCGCGCTGTTCGCGCTCCTCGGTTTTGGGGCGTATGGCGTGCTGGCCGGCACAGTCGTTGCAGTCATCGCTTCACCTTCCGATCGCCCGTTTCAGCTGACCACGCGCGCGGTCGGGCTGATCGTCGCTGCGGTTGGCCTCGTCATCTTCGTGCAGGCGTCGCTGCTCATCGCGGGGCAGATCGCGTGACTGACCTGATCGCCACCGTCCTCCCCGACGACGACGCGCCGCCCGCCGCGGTGATCGTCAACGAAGGCTTCTTTCCCGATGTCGACCCGACCGCTTTTCGCGAGCAGCTGCGCGTGCGCGAGAGCGTGACAGACGCGCGTGCGCGCGAGGCGCTGATCGCCGCCATCATGGGCGTGGGCCGAGATCTCGCTACCTGGTCGCTGACACAGCGCGCATCCGGGCACGCCCGGCTCGCCGACGTGCCTGCGCCGAAGATCGACGGCGCCAGCCGCCTCGAGCTGCTCTACCGCCGCGCCGTCTTCACGCTCGCCAAGGCCGAGCTGGTCGAACGCTACCGCGATGTCGAGCTGACGCCGCGCGGCGACCGCAAGGCCGAGGATCTCGACCCGAGCGTCAGCGAGCTGCGCCGCGACTCGCTCTACGCCATCCGCGACATGCTCGACGTGACCCGCGTCGCGGTGGAGCTGATCTGATGGCCGGCGCTCCGCTCGACACGGCGCGCGCGCGCGAGGGCGACACGCTCGACGCGCTGATCTGGCGCGAGCGCGGCCTCGGCCCCGCCGATCTGCCCGCCGTGCTCGCCGTCAACCCCGGCATCGCCGCGCTCGGCCCGACCCTGCCCAAGGGTCACGTCGTCAACCTGCCCGCCATCGCCGCGCCCGCTACCGGCGTGCGCACCGATGTCGTCAACCTGTGGAACTGACGATGGACAAGCACCTTCACGACGCCGGCGCTGCGTTGCTCGTCTTTCTGATCGGTCTGCTGCCCGCCGCGCTCGGCGCCGCGGTCAGCCTGGCCTACGAGCAGGCGCTCACCTGGCGCACTGGCTGTATGCAGTTCGTCGTTGGCGTGACCGTCAGCTACTTCGCCAAGCTCGCCTTCATCGCCGCCTGCGCCTTCTACTGGCACGCCGCACCCGACCCCTATGTCGAGCAGGCGGTCACGTTCACCCTCGGCATGATCGCCTTCAAGGCCGCGCCGCGCTTCCGCGACGGCGTGATCGAGATCGTCGTGGGGCTGCCCGACGCGCTCCGCAACGCCGTGCCCTTCATGCGTCGAAAGGATCCGCAATGACCGACAAGCCCGCGGGCTCGCCCGCGCCCGTGCCCGCGCGGAAGCCCGCGCCGAAAAAGCTCGCTGCTGTGATCGGCTCCGCGGCCGGTGCCGTGCTGCTCTTCGTCGGCGTGCCGCGTGAGGAGAGCGGCCGAACCGTCGCCGCAACCGTCAACGCCGACCAGAGCGTCACCGTGCGCCACGTCAGCGGCGACCAACACCTCACCGCCTACCTCGACATCGTGAAGGTCGCAACCGCCTGCGACGGTGTCACGCGCGGCGTGAAGATCGGGCAACGTTTCACGGTTGCCGAGTGCGACGCGATGAACGAGCGCGAGCTGGTCGCACACGCAGAGCCGGTGATCGCGTGCATCCCGTCGCTCTACGGCCGCCCCTACCAGGCGGCAGCCGCGATCGACCTCGCCTACAATGTCGGCACCGCCGGTGTCTGCCGCTCCAGCCTCCCCCGCCTCGCCGCGGCGGGTACCTGGCGCCCGTTCTGCGACAAACTGCTCGAGTTCAACCGCGCAGGCGGCAAGGTGGTGCGTGGGCTGCAGCTGCGTCGTCGACGCGCATGGGAGGCATGCGTGACCGGCATTGTCGCCGGGAAGACGCCCGCGACGCTCGACGCCCGCGTCAAGGCGGTGCGCTGATGCGTGCGCTGCTCGCCAAGATGAAGGCCGAGATCGGCTTCCTGGTGCTGCTCGTCGTCGCGGTCGCGGGCTGCTGGATGTACGTGCAGATGCGCAACGCACGCGACGATCGCGACAGCCTGCAGCACGCGGCCGAGCTGCTGTGCACCGCGGCGGGGCAGCCGTTCGCCGCATCCAGCCGGGTCGCCCGTGGCGTCGCCTGTCAGCAGCGCATCGCCGCACTGGCCGACTTCAAGGCGCACACCGCCGAGATCACCGCCAAGACGCTCGCCGACGCAATGGCCGCGCACGATGCGCGCCAGCTCGCCGACAACCTCGCCGCGCGCGCCGCGGCCGAAGCCGCGCGCGATGCCGCGCACCGCATGGAGAACGCCGATGCCGAAGCCGAACGCCGCAATTTGGTTGATCGTGAGTGGACTGCTGCTGTCAACGGCGTTGCCGGCCTGCGCCCCACGCTCGCCCGTTGAGGTCGAGAAGCCGGTGCCGATCGTGGTGCCGGTCAAGCAGACGCCGCCTGCCGAGCTGCTCGCTTGCGCCGAGCGGCCGACCGGCCTGCCCGAGGACGCTGATCTAGTCGCGCAGATCCCGACCAAGCTGCGCGCCGGCATCATCCGCATGGCACGCGCGTTCGGCGCCAACGCCAGTCGGCTCGACCGCCTGATCGAGTGGACCTCGCCCGGCACCTGCCCGAGCACCAAGTGAAGAAGCTCACCGACCTACGCGCGCATCTGATCGCGTCCGTTGCCGTCATCAAGGCCGATCCATCCAAGATGGAGGTCTTCGTGGACAAGGGCGATGTGGCGGTGCGCGCAGGGTCGCTGTCGTTCGAGTATGGCTACAAAGCCTCGATCTGGGTGCAGGATTTCGGCGCCAGCATCGACACGCTGGTTGCGCCGCTGCTCGCCTGGATTGCCGCCAATCAGCCCGACCTGTTCGAGAAAGGAGACCGCAAGCCGTTCACCTTCGAGTCCGAACTCCTCGACGCCGAAACGTGCGACATCACGATCACAGTAACTTTGACCGAGCTGGTCCGCGTCGAACAGCTGCCCCGCGGGTTGCGCGTGACGCACCTGCCCGAACCAGTGATGACCGACGCGTTCGCCACCGTGCCGACCGGGACGAAGATGTGGGCGGGTCTGATCGACGCCGACGATGTGCCGCTCGAGCTGGTCACCACGTGAACGACTTCGCCCCGATCGAGCAGCTATGCCGCGACCTGCTGCTGCGCGTCGGCGCGGCCGAGCGGTCCAAGCTCATGCGCGCGATCGGCCGCGAGATCCGCAAGAGCCAGTCGGATCGCATCGGCCGGCAGCAGCAACCCGACGGTTCCTCCTTCGCGCCGCACCGGCCGAAGAAGCCGCGCGCCGGTGAGGGTCGGCTTCGCCAGCAGAAGATGTTTCGCAAGATCCGCATGGCCAAGAGTCTGCGCAACGGCGGCAACGGTGATGAGGTATGGATCGGCTTCGGTGGCCGTGCCGCGCGGATCGCCGCGATCCACCAGCTCGGCCTCTCCGACGCGCCCGCACGCGGCCAGCCTAAGGTGCGTTACACCCGGCGCGTGCTTCTAGGACTGACCGACGCCGAGCGCGAACACGTGCTCGACTTGATCATTGAACATGTGGCGGGGGCTTGAGCGAACTCTCGTTCGTCCACGGGAACGAACGAACGGGCGCAGCTCCCAACAACATCTCGGGTTCGTGTGGACCGATTGGATCATGAGATACCGAACTAACTCGGTACCAATCACCGTTACCCATTTGGAACACATCTCCTGGCTCGGGATCAGGCACGAAATTACGAGCGAACATCGAGCCACCACCTGCAACGACAATCCGATAAGCGGTCATTCGGCAATCCTTTCTGCCAGTTGATGGCGAAGTTAATTCTTGTAGAATGCTTTTCAACAAGAGCCGGCTCTCGCCACACGCAAGCGCGCGACACGACATGGCCCGGCGATGCCCGCCACCAGCTCCACCTCCGTCGACCTGTCGCGCCTCGCGCCACCGACGATCGTGGAGCAGCTCGACTATGAGACGATCCTCGCCGGCCTGATCGCGCGCGTGCAGGCCGAGCTGCCGAGCTTCGATGCGGCGATCGACAGCGACCCCGCAGTTAAGGTGCTGCAGATCGCCGCCTACGAGCAGATGATGCTCCGCGCAGACTTCAACGATCGGCTGCAAGCGCGCCTGGTCGCATACGCCGTCGGTGCGACCCTCGACCATATCGGCGCCGCGATCGGCGTCGCGCGGCTGCCCGCCGAGAGCGACGACGCCTTGCGCGCCCGCATCGTGCTCGGTCCCGAGGGCTTCGCTGCGGCCGGTCCCGAGCTGGCCTACGTCAAGCGCGCCCGCGACGCCGGTGCGCAGGTGCTCGACGCCAGCGCGGTTTCGCCGGCGCCGGGCGAGGTGCTGGTGTCGGTGCTCTCGGCCGAGGGCGACGGCACCGCCTCGATCGCGCTGCTCGCCACAGTGCGCGCGATCGTCACCGACAAGGCGGTGCGCCCGCTCGGCGACCTGGTCACGGTCGCCTCGGCTGCGCAGGTCCGCTTTACCATCACCGCCAACCTGTGGACCTTCGCCGGCCCCGACCCGGCTTTGGTTGTATCCGCCGCGCGCACGAAGCTCGCCGCCTACCTCTCGGATGCGCGTCGCCTCGGCCACAACGTCACGCTGTCGGGCCTTTACGCCGCGCTCACTGCCGAGGGCGTGCAGCGCGTCGAACTGCTTTCGCCAACAGCCGACATCGTCTGCGACATGACGCAGGCGGCGCTCTGCACCGCCGTCACCGTGACCCACGCCGGCTATGACGACTAGCCTGCTGCCGCCCAACTCGACGCCGCTCGAGCGCGCGCTCGAGCAGGGTGTGCGCATTCTCGCGGTCGACACGCCCGTCGATGCCATCGACGACCCTCTCGCCTGCCCGGCCGAGCTGCTGCCGTGGCTCGCTTGGGGCGCGTCCGTCGACATCTGGGATGCGGACTGGCCCGAGGCCGAGAAGCGCAGCGTCGTCGCCACGTCGCTCGCGGATCACCGGCTGAAGGGCACGCGCCTGTCGGTTGAGACCGTCCTCGCCCGCTTCGACGCGCTCGCCTACGTAGTTGAGTGGTTCGAGGCGGAGCTGCCCCGCCCGCCGCACACCTTCGACATCATGCTGCCGATTGTCACGCGGGACGGTGTCGCGCCCGGCGGCTTTCGCGCCACCGCCGCCTTCGCCGACGCGATCATCCGCGAGGTGTCACGCGTCAAGCCGCTGCGCGAGCATCTGCAGCTCGTGCAGGCGGTGCTGCTCGGCGCGCCCATCGCGCCGGTCGCTGCCGCGCGCGCGGCCGAGTTCACCCGCGCCGACGTCGCGCTGACGATCGACACCGATCCTGTCTGGCAACGCCTCCTTCAGACCGAGGACGGCGAGCCGCTCGAGGACGATACCGGCGACTATCTGGAGGACGCCTGATCCCGTGCCCGCACCCGCTCTTCGCCTCGTTCTGACCGAGGCGGGCATCGCCCGCTTCACCGCCGCGCAACTCGGCCAGCCGATCGACCTCTCGGTCGCGCGCGTCGGGCTGACCGCCGCGGTGGTCGCGGTCAGCCCGACGCTCACCGCGCTGCCCGGCGAGTTCCGCCGCGTGGCGACGCTTTCCGGCAAGCAGGTCGGCCGCGATGTCGCGCACCTGATCGTGCGCGACGAGGCGGCGCTCGCCTACCAGGTGCGCGGCGTCGGGCTGTTCCTCGCCGATGGCACGCTCTTCGCGGTCTACGCGCAGGCCGATCCGATCGTTGGCAAGTCGATCGGCAGCACCATGCTGCTGGCACTCGACATCGCCTTTCCGGCGAACAGCACCGCCGCGATCAGCTTCGGCGACACCAACTGGCTGAACCCGCCCGCGACCGAGGACGTGAAGGGCGTGGTGGAGCTGGCGACCGATGACGAGGTCACTGCCGGCGCTGATGCGTCGCGTGCGGTCACGCCGCGCGGCCTCGCGCGCCGCATCGCCGCTCTGTTCGCCGCGCGCAAGGTACTGGCGGCCGGTCTCGCCAGCGGAGGCGGCGCCTTGTCTGACGACGTGACCATTACTGTCACATCGGCGAGCGCGGCCGAGGTCGACGCCGGCACGGTTGCGACCAAAGCGGTGACGCCGGCCGCGCTCGCGAACCTGCTCGCCTCGCTCGCCAACAGCGTGCGGCTGACCCGGCGCATCAACACCAGCGGCCTCGCTATCGGTGGTCAGTCGCTCGCGACCGATCCGACCATCACCGTTCCGGCTGCCACCGTCGACATGACGAAGGTGGGCACTGTTGATAGCAGCGCGGTGACGCCGGCCGGCCTAAAGGGTGCGGGCTTCATCTACGTCGTGCGCAGCCAGCTGAGCGCGCAGAACGGCTACCGACAGTGGAGCGACGGCTTCATCGAGCAGTGGGGCTACGTCGACGGTGCGATCACCGGCGAACCCGCCATCAACATCGTCTTTCCCCTCCCCTTCACCACCGAATGCTTCGGTGTCGAGGGCACCGTCCGCAACACCGCGCAGTCCACCTCGGGCAGCCACACCGTGCAGGAGGTGAGCGTGTCGCTGAACGGCGCCGTCGTGTTCCTGCAATCGGACAACACCACCACCCAGGACGCAGCCGGCGGGTTCCGCTGGCGCGCGACAGGACGCTGATCGATGGCCAAGATCTCCGCACTCGAGCTGCTGACCGCCGCGGATGGCACCGAAGCCGTGCCGGTCGTGAAAGCCGGCCGATCGCGACGCATGTCGTTTGTGGCGCTCGCCGCTGCGATGGTGCCGTTTCTCACCAACTGGTACAAGGGCGACAAGGGCGATCCCGGCGGCAACATCATGTCGGTCGGCCCGTTCAGTGCGATGTCGGCGCTGACCATCCCTGCAGGCACCGACATCGTGCAGACCAGCGGTGCGATGCGCGGCTGCCTGATCGCCGACGAGTCGTTGACCGACGCTGATGCTGCCGCGCACCCGCTCGCGATCGTGAAGTCTGCAAACGGGCGCTTCTTCCGCCGTGAGGCGCGCGACCTTTGGGTCGAGCAGTTCGGTGCGAAGGGTGACGGCGTCACCAACGATGGTCCCGCGATCCGCGCGTGCATCGCCTATGCGGCGTTCTGCAGCCGCGTCGCTTCGCAGTATCAGCGCGGCACGCCGACCGTGAACCTGGGCGTGGGCGTGTTCGCGGTTGGCGGCGCCATCGACCTGCACTGCTCGGTCAAGATCCAGGGCCAGACCCGCGGCATGGAAGTCGGTGGTTACGCCACCATGATCGTGCAGAGCGGAGCCACCCACACCTTCATCGTCAATCGGTACGACACGCAAAACGGAGCCTACACTGGGTCTTTCGCGCCTGGTGCCGATGGTACCGAGATCTGCAACATCGCCTTTCGCTACGCGACCGGCTCGTACGAACGCGGAATGGGTGCCGGTTCGGCCGTCTTGGCGAAAGCACGCGTGTGGCTGCACGACTGCTTGATCGAGGGCTACCCAGGTCCAGGTTGGCAGGTAGTCGCGACCTCGCAGAATGCGCCGCCCCCCGATCCTGTCTTGCAGGGTGAAGCGTCGGGATCGGTGATCGAGCGCGTCGTCGCAAATGCCTGTTACGTGGGCGGTTACCTGGCTGGCGCAGACTCCAACATTCAGATGGTGGCCAACTGCACCTTTGGTGGAAACGACCGTTGGGGCTTGCTCGCCGTGCAGTTCCTGTCCTGCACGTTCGTCAATAATCACTTTAAGCTCAACGGCACGCTTCTGAACATCCTCTGCTCCTACCAGGGCACGCGCTACCAGTGCATGCCGGAGCGCGAGAACGACGCCAGCACGACTGTGCCCGGCACGAACGATGCCGTGTGGTCGCCGGTCGACCAATCCGTCTCGCTCAGCGTCACCTGGACGCCCGGCAAGACGTGGATCTCGGGCGGTGCGGTCTACCACCAGAACAGAAATGCCCGCAGCGTCTTCCTCTCGAACTACCATGAAGGCGGCGCAGGCGCGCCGGTGATCAACTTCCCGGCTTTCTCGGTCGGTGGCCAGTGGGAGCATGCGGCGGGGTCCGATGCCCTGTTCATTCGGGGTGAGCAGGGCAACTTGACGACCCGCGCGCTCGCCGTCGTTCGACAGAATGGCTCGATGATCTCGGAGATCAACCCGGATCGTGGCTGGGTGCTCGCGGGCAAGACGACGCCGGCCGGGGTATCTTTCTCAGCCTACGGCCAAGATTTCAGGTTCGTGTATGCCAACGCGGATGCCGCGGCCTTCTTCTATCTGACCGGTCCGTACACGACGCGCTACTTCGGGCGGCAATCCGCGGTCATCTACACGCCCTATTTTCACCGCGGCCTGGTGCTCGGCGAGCGGGTCGTCACCGGCACGTTCGGTGCGCCCGCGGACGGCGACTTCGCTGATGGTGAGATTCGCTTCAACCAGTCGCCGACCCTGGGTGGCCCGACCCACTATCACCGCGTCGGTGGCTCAGGTGGCACCTGGCGCGCGAGCGGCATCGTGGGCGGCGTGCAGGGCGCCGCGCGTGCCGACGCACCAGCCGCGACCGCGGGCAACGCCGCTGGCGCCACCCCCAGCGCGGCCGAGTTCAACGCCCTCGTCGCCGACAACGCCGCGCTGCGTGCCGTCGTCAACGACCTGCTCGCCAAGCTGCGCACCGCGAGGCTGATCGCGACTTAATGTGGTGAAGACCTCGGTCAGGTCTCTTCGCGATCTCGCACCTTCCGCCTAGCGACTTGCCGCGCTCCTCTAAAGCGCTGCGGCGGAGTCTAGCAGAGCTTGGCGTAGCGCTGAAACTGCCGCGGCTCTCAAGGCAGATTCAGGCTGGTCGCCAGGCGTGGCGAGAGGAACGTTCACAGAGACGCTGCGCGCGCCGGCCGCATCGTAAAACGTCGCGCTCGCCTTATTCCCGTGCAGATCAACATTCAAAGAGTTCAATTCGAACGACATAACAATCTCCTCGACCGTTGGTCTGCCGCGTTTACTTACGGGGGTCCAGTGTCGTCGCTCACCCCGCAACAACAGCGCGCACTCGCTCGACTCGCATCTCCGCGCCGGCATTCCTGCGACATGCGCGATCTCCCTCATGCTGCACTCCGCCGGCATTTCACCGAGTGCGGCTAAGCCTTTACCCTCGTTGCCGACATAGCCGCCATGCACGTCGCGAGGCTAATCTTGTAGAAAGCGTTTCAACAAGAGCACGCCCTCGCCTCCGCACGCACCCCGCGCATGGTCGCGGCATGGCCGAGCCTTACGACTATCAGCGCCTGATCGGCGATATCGCGCGCGAAGGCAGCGTTGTATCGGTCGACCTCGAAACTGCAACCGCGCGCATCCAGCTCGCCGACGATCTCGTCACCGGCGATCTTCCCTGGCTCTCGCCGCGCATGGGCGACACACGCGTCTGGTCGCCGCCGAGCGTCGGGGAGCAGGTGCTTGTCATCGCGCCCGAAAGCGACATCGCCCGCGGCATCATCATGGGTAGCCTGTCGAGTAGTGCCCGGCCGCAGCCGGCCCGCGACAAGAAGACCCTCCTCGACTTCGCTGACCGCGCGCTGATTGGCTACGATCCGACCGCGCACGCGCTCACCGCCTACCTGCCCGCCGGCGCGACCATCGTGCTCGTTGCCGATGGCGGTCTGAACATCACGGGCGATCTGACGATCGAAGGCGAGATCCGCTCAACGGGCAAGATCGTGTCCGCCGCCGACGTGGTTGGTGCGGGTAAAAGCCTCAAGGATCACGTTCACGTCGCGGTTCAGTCCGGACAGGGCTTGTCGGGCAAGCCGCAGTGAACGGCATGAATCGCATCTCGGGCAAGCCGCTTGCCGGCGCCGACCACCTCGCACAGTCGATCGGCGACATCCTCGGTACGCCGATCGGCACCCGCGTCGCCCGCCGTGACTATGGCTCGCGCGTGCCCGAGTTGCTTGATCAGCCGAACAACGCGGGTGGCCGAACGCGCATCTTCGCCGCGGCTGCGCTCGCCTTGCTACGTCAGGAGGGCCGCGCGCGAATCTCGCGCGTGATACTTTCTCCCGGCGACCATCCACACCAGGCGGTGCTGACCGTCACCGGACGCCGCACCGACGTTGCCGGCAGCCCCGCCTTCACCGCCTCCACCACCATCCGCGCCCTGTCGGCGCTCGCCTGAAAGGTCACCTGCGCATGAGCTTCCTGCACGGCATCAACGTCACCGAGGTGAAGAACAGCCCACGCTCGCTTGCCATTGTCGCCACCGCCGTCATTGGCCTGGTCGCAACCGCACCCGCCGCGAACGCCGCAGACTTCCCGCTCGACACGCCGGTGAAGGTGACCAACCTCGATGACGCCATCGCCAAGGCGGGGGCGAGCGGCACGCTGCGCGCCGCGCTGACCGCGATCAAGGGTCAGGTCGACGCACCCGTCATCGTCGTGCGTATCGCGCCCGGCGCTGACGCCGCTGCCACCACCGCCGCCATCATCGGAAAGGATGAGGCCGGCGTGAAGTCGGGCATGCAGGCGCTGCTCACCGCCTCGGCTCAGCTAAAGCTGCAGCCGCGCATCATCGGAGCGCCCGGTCTCGAGGACGAGCTGGTGACCGAAGCGCTGGTTGCCGTCGGCGAGCGGCTGCGCGCGCGCGTCTACGCCGCGGCGATCGGCGGCGATCGTGGCGAGGCGATTGCCTATCGCGGCCTCTTCCCCGATGCCCGCGCGCTCACCCTGCTGTGGCCGGGTGTCACCGCGCCCTATGGTGCCGATGGTGCCAGCATCCCCGTTTCCGTCGCCGCGATCGCGATGGGCGCGCGCGCCGCGATCGACCAGGCGCAGGGCTGGCACAAGACGCTCTCCAACGTGCCGCTCGCCGACGTGGACGGCCTGACCGCCGGCGTCACCTTCGACATCCAGGACGCGGACTGCGACGCCAACGTTCTGAACGCCAGTGAGCTGGTCACGATCGTACGCATCGCCGGCGATCTGCGCTTCTGGGGCAACCGCACCTGCGCCGAGAAGGGCAGCGACTTCGCCTTCGAGAGCGCGTGTCGCACGGCGCACATCCTCGCCGACTCAGTCGCGCTCGGGCTGGTGTGGGGCATCGACAAGCCGCTCGTGCCCAGCCTCGCGCGCGACATCGTGGAGGAGATCAACGAGTTGTTTCGCGCCGAGAAGCGCGCCGGCCGCATCCTCGGCGCGGTCGCCACCTTCAATCCAGCCAAGAACCCGGTCGACCAGCTCAAGGCCGGCAAGCTGGCGATCGGCTACCGCTACACCTTCGTGCCTCCGCTCGAGGCACTCGGGCTCGAGCAGGAGATCAGCGACGAGTTCTTCGCGGACTTCGCCAGCCTGGTTGCCGGCAGCTGACCGCCCGCACTGCCTCCCCTTCCCGCGACTGAAAGGCTGCCATCATGGCGTTCCCCACCAAGCTCAAGCAGATGAACATCTTCAACGCCGGCGAATCGTGCCTCGGCGAGGTCGTCTCGGTCACCCCGCCCAAGCTCAATCGCAAGCTAGAGGATTTTCGCGCTGGTGGCATGAACCGCCCAGTCAAGATCGACATGGGCGGCGAAGCGCTCGAGATGGAGGCGACCTACGGTGGCCCGATGCGCCGGGTGCTGCGTCAGGCTGCGATGCTGACGCTGTCGGGCGTCCAGCAGCGCTTCGTTGGTAGCTTTCAGAACGACGACACCGGCGCAATTGACACGGTCGAAATCGTCACGCGCGGACGGCACGAAGAGATCGATATGGGCGAACTGAAGCCCGGCGAGGATACAGAGTTCAAGGTCAAGAGCCAGCTCTCCTACTACAAGCTGATCTGGAACAACGAGGTCGTGATCGAGATCGACGTGCTCGGCATGGTCGAGCTGGTTGGCGGCGTAGACGTGATGGCCGGTCACCGCGCCGCACTCGGCATCTAAGGCGCCGCGCCCGCGCTGCCGCTAACGCTCTCCCCTGCCCCGATTGGATTGAACATGGACGATCAGAACAACAAGCCCGCGCCGGCCAACTCTGGCGAGCTGGAACTCGAATACGACATCGTCGTCGCCGACAAGGTCGTGATCGCGGCCGGCACCAAGGTGACCGTCCGCAAGCCGATGGGCGGCGCGCTGCGCGGTGCGAACCTCGGCGGGCTGGTGCGTATGGAATACAACCAGGTCGCGCTCGTCGCGCCGCGCGTGACCAGCCCGGTGCTCCACCCGCACCTGGTCGACGCGATGGACCCCGCCGACGTGACCATGCTGGCGGGGATCCTCGTTGATTTTTTGCTGCCGAGTGCGACGAAGGAGGCGCTCTCCCAGGCTGCGTAGAAGACCCCATGGCGGACATCGCCTTCGTCTTCCACTGGCAGCCTGACGCCCTCGACGCGCTCTCCGTCGCCGACCTGATGCAATGGCGCGAGCGCGCGGCGCGCCGCCACAATCCCGAGGGGAAGTAGCGTGGACAGGAACCTGCGCATCCGCATGCTGCTCGAGGCGGGGGACAAGGTTTCCCGCCCGCTGCGTGAGATCGCCGGCGGGTCGACCAAGGCCGCGGACGGCCTGCGCGCCACGCGTGATCGCCTGAAAGAGATCGACCGCGCGCAGACCAACATCGCCGGCTTTCGCGGGCTAAAGGCCGGGCTTCGCCAGACCGAAAGCGCACTGGACGCTGCCCGCGCGCGTGCCGCGGCACTCGGCCGCCAGGTCGCACAGACGCAGAACCCGACGCGCGCGCTCACCCGCGATTTCAACCGCGCCAAGGTCGAGCTGCAGCAGCTCGAGCGCCAGCAACAGGCTGAGACACGCCAGCTCGGCGAGCTGCGCGACCGGTTGCGCACCGCCGGCATCGCTACCAACGATCTCGCCCGGCACGAGCGCGAGCTGCGCCGCGAGGCTGGCCGCACCAGCGACGAGCTTCGCCAACAGGAACAGCGGCTCGGGCGTCTCGCCGATCGCGAGCGCCGCATCAACGCTGGCCGCGCACGGTTCACGCGAATGCAGGGTGTCGCGACCGGTTTGGCGGCGAGCGGTGCGGCCGCGATCAGCACCGGCGTCGTCATGGCCGCACCGCTGATCACCAGCGTGAAAGCGGCGCAGGAATACGAATCGGTCATGACCGACATCGGCCAGAAGGCCGACCTCTCGCGCGCCGCATCGGAGAAGCTTGGCCGCAACCTGCTCGTCGCTGCTCGCGCCGCCAACCAGATGCCCGCCGACCTGCAGGCGGGCGTCGACACACTCGCTGGCTTAGGCGCGAAGGTACCCGACGCCGTCAGGATGATGACGCCGATCGGCCGCGCGGCGACCGCCTACAAGGCCGAGATCGCCGACCTGTCGGCTGCCGCCTATGCCGCGACCGACAATCTGAAGGTACCGATCGCGCAGACCGGCAAGGTGATCGATATCATGGCGACCGCTGGCAAGGCGGGCGCGTTCGAGATCAAGGATATGGCGCAGTACTTTCCTGCGCTGACCGCTGCCTATCAGGGTCTCGGGCAGACCGGCAGCTTCGCGGTCGCGGATCTCGCCGCTGGCTTGCAAATCACGCGCAAGGGCGCGGGCGACGCCGCGACCGCCGGCACCAACCTCGCTAACATTCTGCAGAAGATCGCCTCGCCCGCCACCAACAAGGCGTTCGAAAAGATGGGCGTCGACCTACCCGCCGCGCTCAAGAAAGCCTATGCCGAGGGCAAGACCCCGCTCGAGGCAATTGCCGAGCTGACCAACAAGACGCTCAAAGGCGACCTGTCGAAACTCGGCTATTTGTTCGAGGACGCGCAGGTGCAGCAGGGGTTGCGTCCACTTATCCAGAACATGCAGCTCTATCGCCAGATCCGCGCCGAGGCGGCGGGTGCGGGCGGCACCACCGACAGCGACTTCGCCGTTCGCATGCAGGATTCGGCCGAGCAGACGAAGCAGCTCAAAATCAACGCCACCACCCTCGCGGTCACCCTCGGCGCGCAGCTGCTCCCGGCCGTCAACGCCGTCGTCGTGCGCGCAACTGCCTTTGCCACCTGGGTCAGCGATGTCGCCAACCGCTATCCCGGCCTCACGCGCGCGATCGGCGTCGGCGCTGCCGCCTTTGCCTCGCTCTTCTTCGTGCTCGGTGGTGGCGCGATCGTCATTGCCGGCCTGGTTGCGCCGTTTGCCGCGCTGTCGTTCGCGGCCGGCGCGCTCGGCATCGGCCTCCTGCCCGTGATCGGCATCGCGCTCGCCGTCGTGGCGGGCGTCGTCGCGATCGGCGCCGCGGCTTACGCCATTTACGCGAACTGGGGCGCGATCACCGGCTGGTTCGCGGGCGTGTGGTCGAGCATCAAAGCGACAGGCGTCAGCGCACTCGCCTGGTTCGCCGCTCTTCCCTTGCGCTTCGCACAGTTCGGCCGCGACATGATCAGCGGGCTGATCCGTGGCGTGCTCGGCATGGTTGGCGCACTCCGCTCCACCATCGTCGGCGTCGCCAGTTCGGCCGCAAGCTGGTTCGCCAAGAAGCTCGACATCCACTCGCCCAGCCGCGTCTTCGCCGGCTTTGGCGGCAACATCATCGACGGGCTGACCAACGGCATCGCCGCGCAGGAGAGCGAGCCGGTGCGCCGCATGGACAGCCTCTCGCGCCGCCTGTCCTTGGCGATCGTCAGCGGCACTGCGGTGCCCGCGCTGGCGATGGCGTCGCCCGCAGCTGCCGCAAGCGCGGCCGGCGCTGGTAGCGTGGCCGGTGCCCGCACCTACAACATCACCATCAACCAGCAGCCGGGCGAACACGCGCAGGATCTGGCACGCCTGATCGCCGACGAGATCGATCGTCGCGAGCGCGAGACCGCCGCGCGGGGGCGCTCGAGCTACGGTGACACGCCTGATTGGGAAACGCCCTGATGCTGCTCGCCCTCGGCCTCTTCGTCTTCTCGATCGACACGCTCGCATTCGATGAGCTGTCCCGCCGCGCCACCTGGCGCCATGCCTCCTCGACCCGCGTCGGCTCGCGCGATGCGACGCAGTTCACTGGACCAGGCGAAGAGACGATCAGCCTGCCCGGCACCGTCTTCACCGAGATCGCAGACGGTGAGGTGTCGGTGGACGAGCTGCGCCGCATGGCGGGCACCGGCGACGCCTGGTCGCTGGTCGACGGGCGCGGCTACGTCTACGGCGCCTTCGTCATCACCACCATCGATGATCGCCGAAAGGCGTTCTGGCCTGATGGCACGCCGCGGCAGATCGACTTTTCGATCGACCTGCTCCGCGTCGACGGCACCGACGCATGATCGCCAACATCCCTGCGCTGCGCGTTCTGGTCGACGGCACCGACATCACACCGACACTACAGGGCAAGGTACCGCAGCCGGGTGGCCAGCCCCCGCGCCCGCGCCTGGTCAGCCTTGGCATCACCGAGAAGCGCGGCGAGGAAGCCGACCAGCTTGACCTTGTGATCGATGACAGCGACGGCACCGTTGCGCTGCCGCCCACCGGCGCGAAGATCCACGTCTGGCTCGGCTGGAAACAGGGCAGTGACGTGACCGCCGGCCTGGTCGACAAGGGCTGGTTCATCGTGGACGAGGTCAATCATGGTGGGCCCCCCGACGTCATTACCGTGCGCGCCCGCGCGGCCGACTTCACCAGCGACTTAAAGACCAGGCGCGAGAAGGCTTGGCACGGCACCACCCTCGGCGCGATTGTCGCAGAGATCGCACAGGCACATGGCCTCACGCCGCGCTGCGCGCCCAGCCTCGCCGCTGTCGCGATCACCACCAAGGCGCAGAACCGTGAGAGCGACCTCGCCTTCCTCCGCCGCCTCGGCCGCGAGCGCGGCGCGGTCGCGAAGATCCTGCGCGGCGTGCTGATCCTGTCGCCGATCGGCGCCGCCACTACGCCGACCGGCAAGACGCTCGCCACCGTGACGATCGCGCGCCGCGACAGCGACACGCATCAGTTCAGCCGGCAGAAGCGCGAGGACGTGCCCGGCGTGAAGGCGACTTGGCACGACCGCAAAGAGGGCAAGCGGCAGCATTTCGTCGCTGGCGAGGTGAAGGGCGCGAAGACGCTCACGAAGGTGTTCGCCACCGAGGAAGAGGCGCAGACCGCCGCCAATGCCGCCAAGGCGCGCGCCGGTCGCGAGCCGGTGTCGCTCTCTCTCACGCTCGCGCTCGGCCGCGCGGATCTACACCCCGAGACGAAGGCGAAGGTCAGCGGCTACAAGCCGGCGATCGACGCCATTGGTTGGCTGGTGACCGAGGTGGCGCACAGCGTCGGCGAGCGTGGGTTCACGACACAGATCAAGCTGGAGAACTCGTAATGCGCGATCTGCCGCGCGATATTGGTTAGTCAGCGTCGTCAACATCAGCTAACTGAAGATAACCGCCGCGTGTCACAGATCTGTTCCAATAATCACGCATCCATCGCCATTTTGCCCGAACAGAAGCAGGAAGTTCCCGATTAGAAGCGGAAGCGTTGATGTGACCAGCTATGACCCTTGCCGGTTCGATTAAATCGACCTTCCCGGGCTCCGGCTTCGGATCGAATTCCGCGAAATCAAGAAAGGTGTCGAGAATCGGTGTTAGATCATAGTGGTCTCTTATGACCTGCTCGGACAGGCCGTACATCGCACTATAATCGTCTACTGCGTCCTTCATAGTGCTGTGCAGAGCTATACGAGGAGGGGCGCCCGAAGCATCGCAACCATACGCTTTCAATAAGCCAGTTCCAAATAGCACGTCGTCCGTATGCGTAAGATTACCAACTGCTATACCACCCCGGAGCAGTATACCACGCTGTATCAAATTAGTTGCCAACATCCTACAGCCAGAGAACACAGCATTTATGCCGTACAGATTGAGACCGGCTGATATCACAATCGAGTCAGAGAACTGAGTAAACTCAAAGCCGACCCTTGGATTTCGCGCAAGCGTATCTCGTAACGTACGAATGATTGTTAATATAATCTCGCGAGGCTCTTCGCTGTGATCAGCCTCTTCGACCAAGTTACTGAAACCGAGTACGTCTAAAAACGCGACCACTCGTAACTCATACTCTCGCTCACCCACGTCTCGCCGCGCTGTACCCACCGACTTATCGCTCCTCATCTAAGTTGATAGTACCTTCGCCGTTAACCGCGTCTTCCCGCAGGCGAACGCTTTCGCGCAAGCGCCAGTTATCACAAACTCAAACCCAGACACGGGTCTTTGCAATACCGATGTAATCGACCCCTACAATGGTAGCGGAACGGTTAACGAAGCTTTGACTTTCTAGCAGCAAGGAGACCACAGGCGCTTTACTGTCAGCTCATATTTGGCGAGGTCAGTTGTCTTCTATCATCGGCGCGTCAGGTGCGTCTCCGAGATCAGGATAGCGGAACGGCGGTGGAGCCGGCGCGTCCGTCAGGATCTCGTAATGGCGCACTGCCTCAACCATCATGTCGCCGATCCGAAGCCGCGCCCGCAGTCTGCGAGCCGGCTCGTGATGCTGCAGCTCCTTGTACTGGCTGGCGGTCACCTTCCGCAGTGCCGACGCCAACCGATCGCGCAACTCGTCGCGGTTAACCTGCCGCATCGCGCACCTTCTCGGTCTTGATCCCGACCGGCACCGCAAGGAAGTGCTGCTGCTGCGACTCGTCCCAACTCGCCAACTCCAGCGCAATCGCATCATCGATCGCGTGCGCCGCGCTGTCGCGCCACGGAGCGCGCTGCTCTCCAAACACGGTGATGCAGTAGCGGAAGCGGATGCCTAGAGCCGGCAGCGGCCGCTCCACCACTTCCTCGACACGAGCCTGCCGCCATAATGCCGCGCCCATCAGTATGCGGCCCAGTCGAGCTCGGCGTCGTCCAGCGCCTCGAACATGTCACCATCCGCCTGCGTCGTGATCAGCCGCGCCCGCACCTCCTGCGGTGTTCCGTGGCGAGGGAAACCACGGTCACCCGCCGCTCCCTTGGCGAGCTGCCCGATCAACCCACCGCGCTCACCCTGGCACAACAGCCACGCGCCGAAAGTCACCTGCGTACTCGCGTCAATCGTGTCCTGCATTTCCGACTCCTTCTGCTCGACTCGCCTTTGACCAGAACATAGATGTTCGGTGTTTGTTCTCATAGGGCGACGAAGATGAAGGAGTTCACGCTGGCTATCGTCGGGATCGATTACCCCAACGCCGACCGCGCGCGCACTAACCGGCGATCGGAGCTGCTGCTGCTCAAGGAGGGTGCCCCGCTGGCGCTCGTGCCCGAGCCGAAGAACCCGCATGATTGCTGGGCAGTGGCGGTGTTCAGCCCGAGCGGCGTTCAGGTCGGCTACGTCACGGCCGAGCGATCACAGTGGATTGGAGGCAAGATCCGCGAGGGGCTTGAGGTCAACGCGATCTATCAGGGTATCGTCGGCAAGGCAGGATACACGCGCGTCCGTGTCGGTGGCGGTGCACCGACACTACCACCGGTCGCCTTCGCAGCGCCGATCGGCGAGGAGCACGACCCTGCGGACGGCGACGGCTTCTGGCCCGATGAAGACGGCCCCGAGTGGGGTACGTGACCGCTGCGATCACGCTCCCCACTGTTCGCTGCTCAGAGCCAGTACTCAGCCAGCCCGTACGCGAGCATACCAAGCAGAACGAAGGCGGCGAGCGTCCATAGCGCGTCGGTGCATCGCCCGAGATTAAGACCGTTCACGATGGCATAGGTGCCTTCTGCGCCTGCTTGTACGCGCTTTTTGCCGCGCTCTCCGCCCGACGCGCATCTTCGAGCAGCTCGCCGTATTCGGCTACCCAGTGGTGCTCCTTGTCGCAGATCACGCCGTCGGCTGCGACCACACGGTTGACGAACCGGGTCAGCACCGTCGCCGCGGTGCTGCTGTGCGCGTATTGCGCGATCGCCGACCGGAACACCTCGCCATCAGGCGCCAGGCGCCGCGCATGGGCGAGTATCTCCGCCATTGGCGGCTCGTTCTCCCATTCCTTGCGGATCCACAGCGAGCAGACGAAATCCTCGATCGCCTGTTCTTCAAGGCGGTGCCATCGGCCGTCGCACCTCGCCATGAAGCTGAGGACGTTCAGCCCGGCCACGATAAGCGACTTGTTGCTCGATGTCGTGTTCCAGTCGTGCTTCAACACCTTGTACGCGCCGACGAGAAACTGCTCGAAGAAGCTGCCATCGCCCAGGCACTCACCCGTCTGCGCGTCGGTGACGGCCTTGATGCGATCGCAATTGAAGGTCTTATAGCGTCTCGACTCGCCGCAGATTGCGCCGATGCGAGGGTTCCCGTTGAAGTGCTCGTACTTGCGGCAACTGATCGCCCGCTCGCTCACCACGCCATCTGCGTTGACGTATTCGATGATGCACAGGAAGCCGGCGATCGGCTGTGGTTCGTCGCCGGCCGGGGGCGGTGCCTCGGCCTCGCTCTCCGGCATCGCCACCGCAATGCTTGGTGGAAGAACAGCGACCTTCTCGGTCAGACGCTGCGCCGAAACACTCACCATGCTCACCCCCCTTGAGCGTTCGCTAAGTCCTGCGAACGATGTGTGAAACCTTGCCGACGACGTTCAGCTCGTCCGGGTGCGCGTAATCGGGCGGCACCTTGTCGTTGTCCGACAGGATCGTGACCTTGTCGCCGCGGATGCGCAGCCGCTTCATCATCGCCATCCCGCCGATCGTGAAAGCCCAGATCGCGTCCTGGTCGCGGACGCTACGATCCGATCGATCGATCAGCACGATGTCGTGATCGTTGATCGTCGGTGACATCGAATCGCCCCGCCCCCTCGCCCACGTGAGCGACGCAGCCGGCGTGCTGGTCAGCGCTTCGAGCCACTGACTTGGAAAATACATCAGATCGACGTTGACCGGATCGTCCGCGAACGTCGCTCCCATACCGTAAGCGAGATCGATCGATGCCACCGGCACGAGGTCGAGCAGCTGCGCCATCTGCTCGCGGGTCGGTGCCGGCGGCGCGTCTGTGGCCGGATCATCCGTCTCTGAAGTCAGATAATCGACAGAGGTTTCAAGGGCGCGTGCGATCTTGTGCAGATAGGATGAGGATCGCGCATCACCACGTACAAGATTGTTGATCGTTGTCTGCGCGAGAGAAACGCGTCGCGCCAACTCTGCTTGGCTCATGCCGAGCGCGTGAAGACGCTCTAATATCCGCTCGCCAACCGTCATGGCGTGGTTCTACCGAAAACGCGGTAGAACCGTACTCCATAATTATGGTTGACGATGCTACCGCATCGGCGGTAGTCGCACACTATGGCTGTTGAACACGTCCTAGACTCGCCGCTTGCACAAGCCGTTCGCCAAGCTGGCGGGCAATCAGCCTTCGCGCGGATCATTGGTCGTAAGCAGTCGACGGTCTTTAGCTGGTTAGTTCGCAATCACCCTCTCCCTGCGGAGCTCGTGTTGGAGGTCGAAAAGCGTACTGGCGTGTCGCGACATGATCTCCGGCCGGGCGTGTTCCCAGCGGAAGACACTACGGTGATAGCGGTAGGGCACGGTCGCCTCACGTCAGATCGCGCGATTATTTCTGACGGGCGCAAAGCATGACGATCGAACGCGAGCCCGGCACCTTCGAGCACGCCGTGAAGGTGATCATGGATCACCTCGGGACTGACGGTGTCGCTCGCTTTGCAGAACAGAACGGCTGGTCGGTCAGCTTGGTCGAAAAGTGGTCGCTGCCAACTGTCGACCGCTGCCCCAACGTGCACCAGGCGCTCGCCCTCGACACCGCCTACATCATGGCGGGCGGTGAAGGCGCACCGATGCACGAGGCGCACGAAGCGTTGCTCACCCGCGAGGTTGGCGAGAGCGTTGCCTGCCGGCGCGCGCTCGCCGCCACGATCGCCGAAGCCAGTGCAGAGATGGGCGACGCCACCGCGGCAGCCATCATGCTCACCCAACCGGGCGCCAGCCCGCACCAGATACATCGTGCGATGCGCGAGGCTGAACAGGCGCTCGGCGCCGTTGGTCGCCTGCGCCGCACGATCCGCAGATTCCTGTCCACCGGGGGACGGGTGCCGGGGGGAGCCCACCAGTGAAGAAGAGAAGTTATCCTGCGCGCATACCGGGCATCGCCTGCCCGCACTGCCGCGCACGCGCCATCGCCTACGATTCGGTCGAGATCGACCTGCTCACGCGCGAAATCCGCTTCCGCTGCGATGACGCTGATTGCGGACACACTTTCGTGGGTCAGCTCGGCATCTTCCGCACCGTGCGTCCGAGCATGAAGCCGAACCCGGCGGTGCAGCTGCCGATGGGTCAATGGCGGTCGAAGCCGGCCAATGACGACACGCGCGTGCCCGCCAACGACGACGTTCTGCCCGCCGCGGTCGCGGTGCCGGTCGACGGCACCGAACCCATGACAGGCTGATCACCGCGCGGCTCGGCCGCGTCCCGCACTCCCGCTCCCCCTACCCGCCGGAAAGTCCCGCTTCCGGCAACGTCACCCCTTTGCCTGAAAGGATTGCCCCATGATGCACGCCTTCCCCCGCACCTTCTCGTTGCCGCAGGATCGGCGCGAGCGGGTGGCACAGACCGCCTTTGCTCCCCTCACCGCCGCTGCCTACTTGCGCCTGCGCCGCGAGGCTGCCGGCCTGTCGATCGCCGCGGTCGCCCGCGCGCTCGCCAAGAAGCCGGGCGATCTCACCGCCGCCACTGATCTCGTCCACATGCTCGAGCAGCCGGGCAACGTCGCCCGCAAGATCAAGACGCTCTACGCGCTGCAGGCGATCTTCCCCTTCGACCAGGCAGTCTACGGTCAGCTCGCGCGCGAGCCGGCCGAGCACCACCCGCAGGTCTGCCGCGGTTGCGGCTGCAGCGAGTGGGACACCGACGACGCGCGTGCCGAGACCTTCGCATGGGCGAGCGAGCATAGCTGCGTCCGCTGTGCTGGTGCTTCCGCCGCGGAGCGCGACCAGTGATCGCCGGCGTCGACGCACCGCGCAGCCGCGCACACCGCGCCTTTCGCATCGCGGGCAAGCTCGCTCTTATCCTGCTCGCCATTCTGCTCGCGCCGATCGTCGCCGCCTGGGCGCTGGCGCAGCTCGCCGGGACGCCGCGGTGATGGGCCGCGGCTTCACCCCTCGCGCGGGCTTCTGCCTCGCGGGCCTCGTCATCGGGCAGCTGTTCGTCATCGTGCTGGATCGCCTCATCGGCGGTCCCGGCCCCTTCGTTGCGTTCGGCCTGTGATGTGGCCCGCGCAGCTCCTGCGCAACCGTGCGCCAGCGCCGGCATCGCTCGCGGTGATCGCTGCCTCTACCTCGGCATCGGTCAGCTCGCCGGTAAGCAGTGCGACGTTCTCTCAGTGCGCCGCGTCTTCACGACCATCCGCTTCGACAACGGCACCGCGGTGCTCGCACTCGTCGCCGACCTCCACCCTGTCCGGCGCCGCCCGCCGCCCATGTTCTGACCGGCCGCGTCTTGTTGAATGTCATTCGACAAGGTCGCGGTCTGGTCCCGGCGCGCTCGCCCCTTCCACGAAGAGGACCGCCCTATGACCAGCACGTCCACCACCCCTGTCCGTGCCCGCACGGGCAAGGCTGACGCTCTCGTCTGTGCCGCAAAACCGGCTCAATCACGCGGCGTTTTCAACGTTGGCCGCATGCAGGGGCTGGAAACAGCCGCGAAGCTGCTCGGCGGTCAGCAGATCCTCGGCGACGCGATCGGCGTCGGCTCGCGTAGCATGCGCTCGAAGTTCTCGGCCGAGCGCGGCATCAGCGATGGCGACATCCGCCTGACCATCGCCGCGCTCGAGAGCAAAGCGAAGCGCCTGCTCGATCACGCCGAAAAGCTGCGCGGGGAGATCATACCCGAAAGCACGAACTTACACGCACCCGAGGCCGAGCAGCTCGACATCGAACAGGCGATCGAGGCTACCCAATGAAGACGGCCGCACAGGCGAAGGAAGCGGGCTGCGCAGCCCGAGCAGGCCGCTTTCTGCGGGTTGATGACGTAATCGCCAGCACCGGCCTCAGTCGCGCAACGATCTACCGGTTGGTCGCGAATCGCACGTTCCCTGCCCAACATCGCCTGACGATCCGGTGCATTGGATGGTGGGAAAGTGAGGTCGAAGCTTGGCTGAAAAGCCGGCTGTCAGGCTCCGCACTCGACGCCTAGCAGAGAATAAGGGGGCACAGCAGGGGGCACTGCTGATGCTGGTAAAAACGATAAGTCAGCGAAAGCAGCTATTTATGATCATTCAGCCGACAG